TTTCTTATTTTTTACTGAACCCTTAGCGTATTCATAACTTAAACAATAGATATGAAAAGAACTTACAAAACAATTAAGTGGGTATTGAACAGCCACATTAAAAAGAATGTCAGAAGTCTTTGGACTTGGGAGAACGATAACTTTACTTGTATCTTTGAAAACTATGATGGTGATAGCAGAATATACACACCTCACCAATTACTTAAACTTTTAGACAATGACACAAAACGATAAACTAATTAGAAACCTAGAAACTATGCCACCAATTGAATTACAAGAAGTGCCTAATTACTATAAAGGAAAGAACGGATATATGGCTAAAGATGTTGTAAGCAACTTTGATTTAACTTACAATATAGGAACAGCCGTAACTTATCTTCTGAGAAGTAAGAACAAACATAATGACGGAGGAGTTGAAGATATTAGAAAAGCAATAAACCACCTACACTTTGAATTAGAAAGAATACACAATGACGCTATATAAAGGTGATTGCTTAATTGAAAGCGATAAAATAGAAAGCGGTAGCGTTGATTTAATATTGACCGATTTGCCTTATGGAACAACCGCTTGTAGTTGGGATGAAATAATCCCATTTAAACCAATGTGGGAAATGTTTTACAGAATATTAAGACCAAACGGATTTATAATGTTAACAGCAAGCCAACCCTTTACAACTAAATTAATAGCAAGTAATATTGATAGATTTAGTCATCAATGGATATGGCAGAAAGAACAAGGAAGCAACCCATTACTTGCTAATAAAATGCCAATGAAAAACTTTGAAGATGTTTTAGTCTTTAGCAATGAACCAACAAAATACGACGCTAAAGGCGAACACCCACAAAGACTATATTTTAAGAAAGTACTTGATTTTATTGGATTAAAAAAGAAAGATATAATAAATAAAATAGGGCAATGTTCAGACCATTGCTTTAGGGTTGACAGCACGCAGTATGGACTATGTACAAACAAAACTTATAATAAACTTATTGATGTTTATAGTATTGATGAAATGCAAGGGTTTGCCGAATGGGAAGTTTTAAACATAGAGAACAAAGAATTTAGAGCGGAATTAATAAGAAAGTTTGATGAAAAAAACCCGAGAGTTTATAACCCACAAATGACAGAAGGCAAAAAGTATGTAAGTGGTGGCGGATATGTAAAACACTTAGACCAATTTGTAGAAGGTGGCAATGTAAGTAATAAAAGATATCCGACAAGCATAATTGAGTTTGCAACAGGTAAAAATAAAAGTGTACACCCAACACAAAAACCTACTGCACTACTTGAGTATTTAATTAAAACCTATACAAATGAAAATATGACTGTATTTGACGCAACAATGGGAAGTGGCTCAACAGGAGTTGCAGCAAAGAATACCAACAGAAACTTTATAGGTATTGAGCAAGATGAAAAGTATTTTAAGATTGCTGAAGAAAGAATTAATAAGCAGGAAAAACAATTAAAGATATTATGACACTATATACTTGCGAATGCGGTAAGGAACAAAAAGAAGTTGGCAAAGCTACAATAGTCCTAAGAGATGAAAAGTGGGTATGTAAAGAAGCTCAGTGCAGTTGTGGTAAGTATATGGATAGCGAACCAACAGACGGAATGCCTAGCCTTAAAAGAACTGAAGCATCATTAAGTAAAAAAAAAAGAGGTGATAAACTTTGGGCAAGTGCAAAAGAAAAGCTAATAGGAACAAGAGGAATAAATGAAGACTACTAAATGAAGTTTGTAATAAAAGACAATAGAGACAAGCAAAGCCTATTTAGTTACCTAAAAGAATTAGAGAACGACTACATAGTTAGTGTAAAGAAACAAAGAAACACAAGAAGCAATATGCAGAACAGTTACTATTGGAAATGTATCGTACAAGGACTAGCAGAAGAACTAGGATATTTCCCTAATGAAATGCACGATGCTTTAAGAGCTAAGTTCTTATCAGAATATGAAATGATAAGTTTTAACGATAATCAAATAGTAATAAATAAAATAGGAAGTACAACAGCTTTAAACACAAAAGCCTTTGAGCAATATACAGAACAAATAAGGATATGGGCTTTAACTGACTTAGGCATAAGGCTTATGCTTCCAAATGAATATGAATAATTTCTATTATATATTAGGGATTGAATAATCAATCTATTTCAATTATGGATAAACGAATAAACAATGGCGGTGCTAGGAAAGGAGCAGGACGCAAGTCTAAGGCAGCAGAACAAAAGTTAATAGAGAACTTAACACCAATGAACGAGAAGGCTTTAAAATCTTTAGAAAGTGGTATTGACAAAAAGGAACAATGGGCGGTCAAGCTGTTCTTTGAATACTTTTATGGTAAACCTCAACAAAGGGTAGATGTTACAACAAATGATGATAGTATTAATATGCCTTTAATAACATTTGTAGAAACTGATACTGAGTAATAAATATAACCCTCTTTTTAATTCTGACGCTAGATACTTTATTATTACAGGTGGTAGGGGTTCAGGAAAGTCTTTTGCTGTAACAGTCTTTTTGACTTTACTTACTATGTCTAAAAACATAAGAGTATTGTTTACAAGATTTACAATGGTATCGGCTCACCTATCTATCATTCCTGAGTTCTTAGAAAAGATTAGTCTGTTAGGCTTTGAAAACATCTTTAGTGTAAATAAAGCAGAGGTTGTTAATTTAGGAAACAAGTCAGACATTCTATTTAGAGGTATTAAGACATCAGCGGGAAACCAAACAGCAAGTCTAAAATCTTTACAAGGAATAAGCACTTGGGTGCTTGACGAGGCAGAAGAATTAATAGACGAGGATATATTTGATACTATTGATTTAAGTATTAGAGAAAAAGAAATACAGAATAGAATTATACTTATACTTAATCCTGTAACTAAAGAGCATTGGATATACAAAAGGTTTTTTGAGGACAAAGGAGTAGAAGCAGGTTTTAACGGCGTTAGAGACAATGTATGCTACATTCATAGTACATACCTAGATAATGAAGATAATCTATCACAGAGCTTCCTAGAGCGTATTAACACTATAAAGCATAGAAACTTTAAAAAGTATCAGCACAAAATCTTAGGAGGTTGGTTGGACAAAGCAGAAGGAGTTGTATTTGAGAATTGGTCAATAGGAGAATTTAATCCTGATGGACTTCAGACTTCTTGCGGTATGGACTTTGGTTTTAGTGTAGACCCTGATAGTCTTACTGAAGTAGCTATTGATAAAAGGAAACGTAAGATATATTTAAAAGAACATATCTATAAGAACGGATTAAAGTCAAATGAGTTGGCTAAAATAATATTAGACAAAGTAGACAACAAACTTATCATAGCTGACTCAGCAGAACCAAGACTAATTGCAGACCTTAGACACTTAGGGGTTAATATTAAACCTGTAAAAAAAGGAACTATTGAAAGCGGGATAACTCGTATGCAAGACTATGAATTAATTGTAACTCCTGAAAGCACTAACATAGCTAAAGAATTGAACAACTACATATACGCTGACAAAGGTTCTAAGCTTTATGTAGATAACTACAACCACGCAATTGACGGGGTTCGTTATAATGTTATTTATCACTTAGATAACCCTAACGCAGGTAAGTATTATGTGCAGTAAACTAAAAACAAGAAATTTCTATTATATAACAGATGAAAGTAAAAGTTAAAAAAGAAGGTAAGGTAAAAGAGTTCAAACTTATTAATAGTTGGGAAGATGTAACTCTTGAAAAATGGTTGCAACTGATTGACTTTGAAACAGGTAGTAAGACTAAAGAAGCAACTGAAACAATAACAGCTTTATCTAACATTCCTAAGCAGTTAGTAAAGGAATTAGCTTTATCAGATGTAGCTGTAATAATGAGCAGAATTGCAGAATTACAAAATAATCAAAACACAAAGTTAAAAAGGATTATTGAAATAGATGGTATTGAGTACGGCTTTCACCCTGATTTAGATAGTATAACATTAGGTGAATATGCAGACTTAGAAACATTTATAAAGGGTGGAATTGAAAAGCACTTACCTGAAGTGATGGCTGTTCTTTATAGACCTGTAAAAGAAAAGAAGAATGATGTTTATATTATTGATGCTTATGATGGAGACATTCGGCTTAGGACAGAAGAAATGAAAAAGATGTCAGCTCAACAAGTGCAAAGTGCATTGGTTTTTTTTTACACTTTAGGGAAGGAGTTGTCAGAGATTTTGCCATTGTATTTGATGGAGCAGCTGAAGGAAATGAAGACGCAATAGCTTCTGAAAGCTTTGCAGAGAAGTGGGGTTGGTTTGGTGTTATGTATAGATTGACAAATGGTGAAATAGTAAACTTAGAAAGAATAACGAATTTAGGACTGTTAGAGTGCTTGACTTGGTTAAGTTATGAAACAGACTTAAACTCACAAAACAAAGTTAAAAGAAATGGTAAACAATAAAAGCTATAATAATGTCGTGAACACTTTACTTAGGTTAGGTCAGTATCACGACCAAATCAGCACAACTTCAGTTGGAGATATATATGACCTTAATCTTGAAGTTATGGAGAAATTTCCGCTTATGCACGTAAACCCAACATCAGTAACAACAGGTGATAGTCAATTGACATATAACTTTCAAATATTTATTATGGATATGGTTTCTGAAAAGTCAAGTTGGCAAACTGCACAACAAGCGTCTTTAACTAAGTTAGTCAATACTAAGAACAATGAACAAGAAGTATTCAATCAGACTTTAGCAATATGTACAGATATTATAGGTATGCTTAGACACAGTTCAAGACAATCACTAGCAGGTGTCAATGATATTAATCATCCTATATATTTTACACAAGACCAATTCACTATTGAGCCGTTTCAAGAACGCTTTGATAATTTGTGTTGTGGATATGTATTTAACTTAGGAGTATTAGTTCAGAATGACTTTCAAACTTGTGATATTCCTGTAGGTACTAGGGGTGCAGGTTACTAATGCTAAAGTTTAAGATAGGAAGATTAATAGTTCAAATAGGATGGAAGAAATTTAAAATAACAATTAAGCTATGAAGTACGAAGACATATTAGAAAAACTAGAAGCAATAAGCATAGAGCTTGAAAGTTACAGCGACTACCCTGAAGCAGCTAGTAATAATGCTAAAAGAGCAAGAAAATGGAAGGAAGAAAACGGAAGCAGTTGTGGAACTAGGGTTGGTTGGACTCGTTCAGCACAACTAGCAGACAGAAAACCTATCAGTAGAGATACAATAGCAAGAATGGCATCATTTAAAAGACATCAGCAACATAAAGACGTTCCTTACTCAGAAGGTTGTGGGGGTATAATGTGGGATGCTTGGGGAGGTTCATCAGGTGTAAATTGGGCAATAAATAAACTTAAACAAATAGATAAAAAATAAAATGGCAGACTTAACAACAACAATTACAGAAAATGTAGTACTTAACGGCTCAGTCAGAGGTTCTACAAACACTTTAACAACAACAGGTATAGTAGATGTATTTGAAAGAATATTAACTTGTACTCACTCACAGACTACAACAGTAGCAGTATTTAATTCAACTCCTTATGGAGCTGATGGTGCTTTAGATGTAGAGAACTGTAAATACTTTAGAGTAACTAACCTAAGTACAGACCAAGATATGAAAGTAGCTTTTGTAACATCAGCAACTAACTATCAAGTAACTGTAAGAGCAGGGGGTTCTCATATCTTATTCCAAGCTGAAGAAGCATTAATTGGTGAAGAAGATGCAAGTCCTGCTTTTCCTACATTGCAAGATTTAGTTACTGTAGAAGTAAGACCTTCAGCAACAACTGATGTTCAAGTAGAAATATTTGCAGGTCTAGTATAATGAAGACAGAAGCACTTGAACGATACCTTAATAGCTTTGGTAAGCAAGTAGTAAACAGAGCAAAAGGAAATTTACAAAAAGCTAAAGGTGGTGGCACTAATTTAGAAAAGTCATTAAGCTTTAAAGTAATTACTTCTGCTGAAGGTTTTAGCGTTCAATTCTATATGGATAGCTATGGTACTTTTGTAGATAAGGGAGTTTCAGGAACAGATGTTAGAAGAAGTTTCAAAGATTATAAGGGCAGGAAAATTACAAGTCCTTATAAGTACACTTCAAAGCAACCACCTAGCAGGGTTCTTGACAAGTGGATAGTTAAAAAAGGAATAGCTCCAAGAGATGAAAAAGGAAGATTTATGTCAAGAAAAAGCATATCTTTTTTAATAGCTAGAAGCATTAAGAGAAAAGGAATACAAGGAATAAGTTTCTTTCAGAAGCCTTTGATGTTAGGTTTAAAGCAGTTTGGAAAAGAAATGTTAGGAGCAGTAAAAGATGATATCATTAATGGATTAACAACAGTAAAATAAATGACAACAATAGAACAAGAACCTTTATACCCTCAACTTCCTGTAGGACAAGAAGTAATTTTTGTAGTATCTAACAATACAATAGTAGCTACTCAAACAAATGTAAGATTCATTGCTGATGTTTATATAAGCGATACAACAGCAATTTCACCAACTACAACTACTGTACCAACAGCTACTTTTAAAACAACTCCAAACAATGCAGGAGTAGGTATATTTGATTTTAGACAAGTAGTTGAAAATTATGTTAGTGCTGATAATATGGCTGCAAACAATAGTGAGTATAAAGGAACTTTAACAACTGATGACACTCCACACCCTATTCATTTAATAGATAAATTTTCAATAAATAAAAAAGGTGCTAGATGGCTAACTATTCAGTTTAAAACTCAATATATTGACGCAAACGGAGACACCCAAATAGACACTCCACAAAATTCAGTAGATTATCAGATTTTCAATGGGTACTTAAAATACACTGATGAACTTGATATATTCAACAATGACTTTGGTTATAGCTTGGGTATTTTTAATTTATCTTCATCATCAGACAGGTTTTTAACTAACGCTCCTAAGACTCAGTATGCTAATTTAGAAGATTACGGAACAGTTGCTTTTTTAGCACCTAACGACAACTTAGAATACATACAACTAATATATCGAGATAGCTCAGGAAGTCAAATAGGAACAGAAGATGTTGATAAGGATTTTGCAAATGGAGCTTATGCTAATCTTGGTTCACAAATATCAAATAGACTTTTGTACTTAGGTTGTTTTCCTGCTAATTTACAGAATTGGAGTTCTACTTTTAATGCTTTAGTTTCACCTGTAGACCAAATAAGTGGTGGTTCAATAGAATTAAGGGCTTTTAATGTAAGTAATACTGCAATTTCTAAAACATACACTATTAATGTTAATTGTCCTGACACTAAAGGTTTTGAGTCTATTAGACTTTGTTGGTTAAATCAGTGGGGTGCTTGGGATTACTACACATTCACTAAGAAGTCAGTAAGAAGCATATCAACTAAAGGTTCTACATACGAACAATTAGCAGGAACTTGGAATGAAGCAGCTTATAGAGTAGACAGTTACAAAGGTGGTAAGAAAGCCTTTAGAGTAAACGCTACTGAAAAAATACAAATGAATACAGACTTTGTAAGTGAAAGTGAAAATGTAATGTTTGAAGAATTAATAAACAGTCCTGAAGTTTATATATTAGACGGCTACCAAACAGACGGAACTTTCTCAGCACTTAATCAATATGTAATACCTACAAGACTTACAACTTCTAGCTTTACAAGAAAGACAGTAGCTAACGATAAACTAATTCAATACACTTTTGAAGTAGAAAAGAGTAAAACCCTAAGAACACAGTCTATATAATGAGCGTACAACTAATAGTATTTCCACAATATTTTGATGGTTCAGGACCTTTAAGTTCCCTAGCTAGTGAATTAGTTGTTGATGGTATTGATTTCAATACTGTTAATACTTCTTCTTCAACTCAAAGTATATCAGGAGCTTTACCACAAACATTTGTAAATACCTACACTTTCCTTGGGTTCTCTATTTTTACAATAAACACTTGGTATCGTTTTAGTGGTGTTGCAAGTGAGGTTGATGAAAGTTCAGGAGCAATAAACTTTAGTCCTGATGAAGGTATTGTGCAAAGATTATCAAGTCTTACTTTTGGAGCTACATACGATTTAACGCTAAACATAACATCTAACTCAACAAATCTTAAAGTATATCAATACAAAGGAAATGTATTAAAAAGTACTCATACAATAACAGGTACGGGCTTACAGACCATATCGTTTAACGCTTATTCAACTGCTGACGTGATAGTTATTTATAGTGTAAACTCTACAGCTATAATAGAAAGCGTATCTTGTAGTGCTTCTGCGTCAACACCAAGCGGAGTCTTTACTGATTTAAGTAATGGTCAAGTCATTTGTGACCTTTATGAAGATGAAGATATACCTTTAAGTCTTAGTGTAGATGACTTTAAAAATGTAGCTGAGAAAGTGCAGTCATATTCAAAAGCTTTTAATCTTCCTGCAACAAAAAGAAACAATCAAATCTTTGACAATATATTTGAAGTAACAAGAACTGACACAGGGCTTAACTTTAATCCTTATAAGAAAACTAAAGCAATATTAAAGCAAGATGGTTTTTTATTGTTTGAAGGATATTTAAGACTTATAGACATACAAAACAAAGAAGGAGAAATAAGCTACAATGTTAATCTTTATTCTGAAGTTATTGCTCTAGCTGATGTGTTAGACGAAAGAACATTCTCAGATTTAGATTTTTCTGAATTGAAGCATAATTATAATTATACAGAAATTAAAAACAGTTGGCAGGGAACATTAGGACTAACTAACCCTTTACCTGTAGGCACATTTGCAGGAACAGCAGGAACTTCAGTTACAGGTGTCTTAAGATATCCTTTTGTAGATTGGAGTCATCAATTTACATTAGATAGTAACGGAAACCCTGTTCTTCCTAATTTAGAAAGTGCATTTAGACCTTTTATAAATATTAAATATTTAATAGATAGAATTTTTGCTGCAACAGATTTTACTTACGAAAGTGCGTTCTTTAATACAGCAGATTTTGACAGGTTGTTTATGGACTTCAATTGGGGTTCTGACAATGCCCCTGTAACTTCTAATACTACTAAAAATGGTAACTACTACATAGATATGGCTACTAATTATGCCCCGAATGGAAGTTTTGGGAATTTGGTTTTGCTAAGTAGTAGTTTATCGCAAGTAGATTATAATACTACAACTAATAAATTTACTGCAACTACTACTAATGTTCAATACAATATTACTTATTATTATGAAATGCGTGTAGCTATTACTAACTCTCAATATAGTACTAGATGGCTCTTAACAAGAGCTGCAACAGGATTTGAAGAAGAAATAGACTTAACTCCAATGCAATCAGGTGGCTCATCAGGAACAGTATTTGCATTTGGTGGTACTATTTCACCAATATTACAAACAGGAGATACTTTAGAAGCTCAGTTTTCTAGCGATACAACTAATGGTATTGTTCAAAATTATGATGTATATGGAAGCCCACCTGCAATTACTGCTGATATAGTTGTTAATAGAAGTGTTTTAAGTACAACGACTAATGTATTATTGCAAACGCTAAGAGGTGAATTAGGACAATGGGATTTCTTAAAAGGTCTTTTGACTATGTTTAACTTGATTACTTTGCCTGATGAAAATAACCCTAATAATATCTTAATAGAACCCTATGGAGATGTATTTATCAATAATACTAATAGTGGTTCAACATCTGATATGACATTAGCAAGTAGAGGTATTGCACACGATTGGACAGAAAAAATAGATATTTCAGAGATGAAATTAACACCTTTAACCGAGTTGAATAAAAAAACTATATTTAAGTTTGTAGAAGATGAAGATGACTATGCTTTTATGAATTATAAAAACTCAGTAGGTCATTTATACGGCAGCAAGAAGTATGACGCTTCAGGTTTTACAATTTTAGCAGGAGAAAATGAAATAGTTGCAGAACCTTTTGCAGCAACAGTTGTAAAGCCTTTATCTGACCAATACCCTGATTTTATAACACCTGCTGTTTACTCTTACAACCCACAAGATGACACTTCAGAAGGTTTTGAAAATAGTCCTAGAATTATGTATCGTAACTACCATTCACCTAGCGGTCCTCAAACTTTAACAAGTTGCACATACAATGTTCCTGCACAAAATGGTGTACCAGGAAACGCTTTTGAAGACGAATTTTTACAATTTAGTCATTTAACAAATATTCCTACAGTATTAGGCACTAGCGACTTTCACTTTGGAGAATGTCAGTTAGTAGGTGGACTTGGAACTCCTGCAAATAATAATCTATTTAATTTGTATTGGCTGCCTTATTACAACGAATTGTACAACCCTGACACAAGAATAATGAATTTAAAAGTAAACTTAAGTCCTTCAGATATTAACACTTTTAGAATGTATGATACTGTGTTTATTAAAAATAGAACTTTCAGAGTGAACAAGATAGACTACAAACCAAACGACTTAGCAACAGTTGAATTTATACTAATACCATAATGGCAACAATACCATATTTATCAGGTTTTGACGTAAAACCTTTATCTACTTCAAGTTTAGGAATTGTAACCTTTACTGATGGTAGGGACGACATAAGACCAAATCAAGAACAATGTGAAGCTTACGGATATACTTATGATAAGGCTTCAGGAACTTGCTCTATTTTTAGATTTAACGCAAATCTTAACAGCAGCTTTAGTAATGAAAGTAATAAAATACAGGGAGCAGGAAACACAACAGAAACAGGAACAAATAACACACAAATAATAGGTGAAAATAATACTGTAAAAGGATTATCAAGAAACAACATTATAGTAGGAAATCAAAATGAAATAGCAAACGGAGTAAACAATGCTAATGTCTATGGCACTTTAGGAGAAGCTACAGCCGATAATTCAATAATATTAGGGGGTAACGCTTCAACTGATAATTTAGCTGAAAGACAAAGTATTCATTTAATCTATGGAACACAAACAACAGCAGGAGGAACAGTTGATAGTTACTTAAACAATATATCAGGAAATTACTTTACTATTCCTGATAATACTGCTATGTATTTTCACGCTGATGTATTAGCTGTAAGGGTTGGAGGAACTTCAGCGTCAGGAGCAGCAGGTGATTTTCTTAGTTGGGTAGAAAGAGGTGTAGTAATAAATAAGTCAGGAACACTAAGTATAGAAAGAGAAAGAGATACAATAAAAGGTTCAGGAAGTCATACCAATTGGAGACCAACAGCAACAGTAGATGGAACTAACTTTATTATAGATGTAAGAGGAGAAACAAATATGACAATAGAATGGTGTAGTAATATAAGGTTTACACAAATTAAAACAGGAGTAGCACTTTAAAAATAAAATTATGGCAGATAAAATAGTAATAGAAGCAGAAGTAAAATCAAATATAGGTGATGTATCTAAGGATGTAAAAAGTGCAGCAGGTGAATTTAAAGTTATGGGCGTTTCTTTAAATAGCGTTAAGGCAGGTTTTCAATCAGTAGCAACTACTGCAAAAGCTTCATTTGCAACTATTAGAGCAGGTATAATGTCTACAGGAATTGGTGCTTTACTTATAGCTGTTACTTCATTAATATCTTACTTTACAAATACTAAAAGAGGTGCTGACAAACTAGCACAAACATTTACTGCAATGGGTGCTGTTGTAGATGTATTAACAGATAGACTTAGTAAAGTTGGTGAAGCTATTAGCTATGTGTTCTCAGGCGAATTTAGAAAAGCAGGAGAAGCGTTAAAAGGTACTTTTGCAGGAATTACTGAAGAAATAAAAGAAGAAGTTGCAGCTATGGTTGAACTTACTAAAAGAACTCAAGCTTTAAGAGACGCTGATAATGAGTTTATGGTTCAGAAAGCTAAAACTAGACAAGAAATAGAAAAAGCTAGATTGATTGCAGAAGATGAAACAAAATCAGCAGCAGAAAGATTAGAAAACTTAAAAAAAGCACTAGAATTAGAAGCAAAAACAACAGAAGATGAAATTGCTTTAGCAAAAGAAAGAATGGCAATACAGCAGGAAGAAATGGCTTTAAGTGAAAATTTAGTTGAAGATGAAGCTGAATTAGCAAGATTAAAAACAGAAATAATTGAAAAAGAAACTGCTTCTATTAAAATGAGAAGAAGAGTAGTTACTGAAGTTAATAGTTTAGAGCGTGAAATATTAGCAGAAGAAAAAGCTAGAGCAAAAGAAAAACAAGACATACTTGACGCTGAACAAGCAAGAATAGATGCTGAATTTGAAGCTAAAATCAAAGCTAATGATGAGTGGAATAAAGAGCAACAAAGAAGTAGAGAAGCAAATATAGCTGCTGATAAAAAAGCTGCTGAAGAAAAAGAGAAACTAGAATTAGACCTTAGAAACTTTAAACAAGATATGGCAGCACAAGGTCTAGGTGTAATAAAGGATATTGCAGGAGAAGGAACAGCTATTGGAAAAGCAGCAGCAATTGCACAAGCTACTATTTCAGGAGTTCAGGGTGTTCAAAATGCTTTTACAGCAGCCAACGCAAATGTAGCATTAACAGCAGCAACAGCAGGTGCATATCCTATTGCTATGGCAAGTGCAGCAGGTATTTTTTCTGCTATGAATATTGCTAAGATTGCAAGTGGAGGAGGAGGAGGAGGAGCAACTGCACCATCTGTACCAACAGCAACTGCACAAGCACCTGCACCACAAATGATGTCGGGAGCTTTTGAATTAAGTGGAGGAGTAGCACCCGAACCTATGAAAGCGTTTGTAGTAACTGATGAAATGACAAACAGTCAAAACCAATTAGCCAATATAAGACGTAGAGCTACAATCTAAAATCAAATAAAAATTAACTAAATATATTATATACTATGCCTTGCGAAGAATGTGAAAACGGAAAATACAAATGGGGAAAAACAGGAAGTTGCACTTATGACTCAGTAGCTGAATGTGAAGAAGCCAATAAAGACTATTACGAAAAGACTACATCTATTGTAGAATTAGTTATAGCAGATGACTCAGAAGAACTAGCTATTGACGCAATCAGTTTAGTAACTTCACCTGCAATAGAACAGGACTTTGTTTACTTTGGAAAAGAAAAGAATAACCTTACATTTGCTAAAGTAGATGAGGAGAAAAGAATGTTGGTTAGTCCTGCACTTATTCCTAATAAGCAAATATTCAGACATAACCCTAATACAGACAGTGACTACTATGTTTACTTTAGTCCTGATACAGTTAGAAAAGCTTCTGAATTATACTTGAAACATAACAATCACCATAAAGCTACATACCAACATCAAGACAGAGTTTCAGGCGTTCTAACGGTTGAGTCTTGGATTAAGGAAGGTGATATGGATAAGTCTAAGTTGTACGGTTACGACTTACCTAACGGCACGTGGTTCGTTAAAATGAAGATAGAGAATGATGAGCTTTGGAATAAAATCAAAGAAGGAGAATTAAAAGGATTATCAATTGAAGGCTACTTTACGGACAAGATGGAACAAATGTCAGAAAAAGCTCCTACAAACGAGGAAATTCTTTCAGCGTTAAATGAAATAATTAAGCAAAATCAAACAAAGTAATAGTTTATCTATTATATATTACAAACACAACTAAAATCAAAAAGAAATTATGGACATTAAAGAACAAATCTTAGTAGCTCTAGGTCTTAACAAGGAAGAAACAATTAAGTTAGAGTGGCAAGCAAAATCAGAAGACGGAACAATATTTGTTTCAACTGCTGATGAATTAGAAGCAGGAGTGGACATTTCAGTTTTGACTGAAGATGGTACTACAATTTTATTACCTGTTGGAACTTATAAGACTGATACAGGAGTATCTTTTAGAGTTGAAGAAGAAGGTATTGTTGCTGAAGTTATTGAGTCAGAAACTGAAGAAGTAGATACAGTTGAAGAAGAAGATTTATCAGAAGAAACAGTATTAGCTGAAGAAGATGAAGACTATGACGAAGAAGCTGATGTTGCAGATTGGAAAGGTATGGAGAAAAGAATTGAGAACTTAGAAATCGCTGTAGCTAAACTTAAAGAAGCTAAGGTTGGAGGTGATGATGAAGTTGAAGAAATGTCTGAAGAAACAGTTGAACCTTCTACTAATCCTAAGTCTATAAAAACTACAGAAGTAGTTGAGTTCTCAGCAGAAGATGAATTGACTAAGTTAAAAGAAGAAAACGAAAGACTAAAGACTGAATTAGCAGCACAACCTGCATCAGCTCCTTTAGATACTAATAAGTTCAGTTCTGACAGAAAACCTGTATCAAGAGCAGAATACAGCAGAATGACAAGAAGAGAGAAATTTTTACACGATTTAAATAACTAATATTAATTAAAAAAAAACAAAAAAATGGCGTTTACTACAACATCAAACTTTGCGGGAAAAGCAGCAGGATTTTATATCTCAGCAGCTTTAAAAGCATCAAACTCGTTAGACTACTTAACATTGATAGAAAATATCAAATATAAGTCTAATATACAGGCTATGAATAATACTGTAAATTCAGTTGCAGATGCTACGTGCGACTTCACTAGTGCAGGTACTCTAGCTTTAACAGAAAAAGTATTAGAACCTAAGAACCTACAAGTTAATCTTGAATTATGCAAGGCTACACTTTTAGACTCTTGGGAGGCTCTACAAATGAGAGCAGGAGCAGGAGCACCACCACCTGCATCTTTTGATGACTATGTTATCTCTTATATGGGAGAAATTATAGCAGAAGCAACAGAAAATTCAATATGGGGTGGAACTGCTGTAGCAGGGAAATTCAATGGTTTCTTAGGAGCAGGTACAGGTCTTTTATTACCTTTAGTTGATGCAACAGTTGTTCAAGATGCAGCAGCAGGAGCTTATACAGCAGCTACAATCATTGCAGAATTACAAGGAGCAGTTGCTTCAATACCTAGTGCAGTTTTAGGAAAAGAAGACTTACATATTTATATGAGTCAAAGAACTTACCAATACTACATTTCAGCAGTATCTACTTTAGGATATGTTAATGCTTACAATATGAATGGAGATTATGTACCAATGTTTGAAGGCTACAAAATCGCTGTTTGTAATGGAATGAACGAAAACGAATTAGTGATAGCACAAAAATCTAATTTATTTTTTGGGACTGATTTGCTAAGCGATAAAACTCGTATAGATTTAATCGATATGGCGTTTACAGGTTCTGATAATATGAGATTAGTTGCTCGTTACTCAGCAGGTGTTCAAACAGGAACAGGAGCTGATATCGTAAGACAATCATAATAAAATAAATAATACGGAAGGAGGGGGTAAAACCCTTCCTCCCTTAACCTAAAAAACAAAATAAAATGGCTTGTACAGCACTAACAAAAGGTAGGGGACTCGACTGTAATCGTATCAGTGGAGGAGTAAAATTTATTTATTTCGGAGTTTACGACCAATTTACAGCACCAATTGACGGAACAGGAATAGTTGAAGCAGCAGGAGAAGTTACTGACATTGAAATGGGTTCTAATGTTCTTTACAGATATTCTATGCCTTTAGGTGTAGCTTCTGTAACAGATACAATTGTTGGAAGTAGAGATAATGGAACAATCTATTACACACCAACAGCTCAAGTATTATTCAACAGACTTACAAAAGAAGACCAAAATCAAATTAAATTGTTAGGAGCAACTAAGGTTGTTATCTTTGCTCAATTAAACCAACAATTAGCTAACGGACACGACGTTATCATCTGTTTAGGTAGAGTTAATGGAATGGAATTAAATGCAGGTACTATGGACACAGGTGCTGCTTGGGGAGATAAGAACGGATATACTCTTACATTTGATGGAATGGAAACAGAACCGTTTCCAATGGTAGCAGATTACACTACAAACCCGTTTGACAATGCAGCATTTACAATGGGAACAATAGTTACATCTTAGTAGTTTTCTTATATATTTCTTGATTAGGGTGGACTTCGGTTCACCTTTTTCTTTTTATTGCTAACTGAATACAAATAAATTCAACTTATTTCTATTATATAACAGACAAACTAACTATGATACAAGCAATAACAGAAACAGCGTTTAGTATATATGTACAAACTGAGGACAATCGTATAGATACTTCTGTAGCTTCTACTCAAATAAGGCACTTAGTTAAATTCACAAATGACTTAGATAAGTCAGTTCAATATGCTTACGGTTCTACTGAAACTATTAAAGACAGATTTACAAAAATTGTTATGACTTACAATTTAACACCTGATGTTTACACGGGAAAAACAAAACTATTGCCCGCAGGTTATTGGAAATATGAAATTTTTGAAGTTAGTTGGATAGGAACAGTAACAGTAAGTGCAGGAAATGCACCTGTAAATGAAAATGATGTTTTAACACCTGTTGCTAACGACAAAGGAGTAGTTCAAGGACTTGTAACTAAAGGTAAGATGAATATAACAGAAAAAGATGGAACTCAGCAAGTTCAATATACGCAAAGGCAAGAGCCAAGTGGAACAAATTATATATATTACGGACAATAAAATAAAAAAAAATGGCAATAGAAAATGTACAACAATTATTATCAGAGCAACTAGGTAAAAATGGTAGCACAGTAGTATTTACAACAGCAGCACAGACTTCAAAAGATTGGTATTGTGTTTATTTCCCTGTGGAAAGTGTAGTAGCTTCAATAGCAGCAGCAGACGCAACAGGAGAAACTGCCTTACAAACTACTTTACCTGCGGGAACAACTTTGTTTATGAACATAACTGCAATTACCCTGACTAGCGGTATTGGAATAGGTTATGATGAAGGACCAACTACATAAAATATGTTAGCACTAAAATTAGGATTGAGCTTAAATAATGTAAAGACTTCTTCAGCAGGTTGGACACCTAATTCTGAAGGTTCGGTTGTTGCTTGGTATCAAAACGACACTGATATTACTTTTGACTCTTCTACAAATCTAGTTAGTGCTTGGAATGATAGTGCTAATAGCTACGATATGGTACAAGGAAATACTAGTGAACAACCATTAAAAAATTCAGGAGCAGGCACAGGTATTACCTTTGACGGAATTAATGACCATTTACAAACAACTGTTCAAATTACTATTTCAGGAGCTTTTACTGTTGGTATAAAATGTCATATTGAAGCATTTAATAACGTTTTAATAGCAGATAATACTGATGCTAACGAAATGTTTAAAATTACTTCATCAACCAATCTAAGAGTTAAAACAAGTTCAACTGAGGTTGTAAATCTTCCTCTTGCTTCAGGAACTTTTGGTGATGGTTATATTGTAGTAACTAGAGACGCTTTAAATAATATGGGGTTATGGCATAATGGAGTAGACCAAAACATATCAGCAACACTAACAGGAACAGCAGACATTGATGCAATAGGAGTTAGAAACCCTAAAACAAACGCTTTTGATGGTACTATGTATGAAATAGCAATTTTTAGTTCTGAAAGTACAGCACTTACAACTAATGTAAACAATAGACTAGCAACTTTATAAATATGAAAGATACAATTTTAAGCATCAATTTAGAAACTTCAACTGCACCAATAGTACAGGAAGTTAGAGGTCGTGATTACATTGAGTATGGAACGGAAGATTGGAAAAATCTTTACCCACAGTTCTTAATTGACTTATACTACAATTCTAGTACACACGCTGCAATTGTTAATCAAACAGCTGAAATGATAGCAGGTGAAGACCTAGTAGCTGAAGAAGAAGACGCTATTAATTTAGAAGCTTATGTTAAACTAAAGAAGTTTCTAAGACACGCTAATTCTAATGAAAGTTTACACCAAGTAATAAAGAAAGTTGCTTTTGATTTTAAACTTCAAGGTGCTTATGCCTTACATATTGTATGGAATAGAGAAAGAACAGAAATAGCAGAGGTTTATCACGTACCTGTAGAGCGTGTAAGAGCAGGAAGACCAAACGATATAGGTAAGGTTGACACTTACTTTATAAGTGCTGATTGGGGAAACACAAGGACAAATAAACCTTATCCTATTGCTGCTTTTAACGTTAACGATAGAACTTCAGGAAGTCAATTACTTTACACAGGCGCTTACAGCCCTAATATGGACGTATATCATACACCTGATTACATAGCGGGTTGCAATTGGGCTTTAGTAGACCAAAAAGTTGCAGAGTTTCATTTAAACAATATAGAAAATGGATTTAGTGGCAGCTATTTTGTTTCTTTTGCTAATGGTATTCCTACGCAAGAAGAAAGAAGACAGATAGAACAAAGTTTAGTAGATAAATTCGCAGGGGCCGCAAATTCGGGCAAATTTATTTTAACATTCTCAGATGATAAGACTAGAACACCTGAAATAACTCCTATAAGCGTTTCTGATGCTGACAAACAATATTTGGCACTACAGGAGCTATTAGTTTCAAACATTTGTGCAGCACATAGAATTACATCTAAGACCTTAATGGGTATTGATACAGCTAACGGCTTCTCTAGTAATGCTGATGAATTAATAAATGCAGCTAATTTCTATCAAAACACAGTAGTTAGAGGTTTTCAATTAAATATCTTAAACACTTTACAAACTATATTCTCAGTAAACAATATGGATTTGCCTGTTGAGTTTGTTCAGCTTAAACCTATCACAGTTCAATTTGACTCTAAGACTATTAGAGAAGTTATGACAATTGACGAAATAAGAGCTGACTTAGGTCTTGAAGCTTTAGGAGATGAAGATACAGTAGAACAAGACGTAAAGCTAGCTAAGGTTGGTAGTATGATTACTGATGGAAAAGAGCTTCCTTTATTTGACACTATAGAAGAAGCAGAAGCAGAAGCAAAAAAGATTGGTTGTCGTGGCACGCACACTCATACGCAAGATGGTAAAGAGTACTATATGCCCTGTGAAAACCACGAACAAATCACTTCTTTAAATAAATGTAATTGCTCAAAAAAGACAGAGCTTGAAAGTTTTATTGAAGAGTTTGGAGAGGACGTTCCTGAAGGTTACGAAATAATTTCAGAAGAAGAAGCAGAAGACGAGATAGAAGACTTTGACTTTGAATCTGAATTACATAACAAATATTACGAATTTGCTAGTACAGGTTCAGCTTACCCAAACAGAAAATCAGGGCAAGACCAAAAGAGTAAACAAACTGAATATGTAGATGATATTTACAGGGTAAGATACAGATACACAGGGAGTTTAACAGGCGAAAGAGACTTTTGCAGAAAAATGACAAGCTCAAATAAGATATATCGTAAAGAAGATATTATTGCTATGGGTAGAAAAGCAGTTAATCCGGGTTGGGGTAAAGGTGGTGCTGCAACTTACAGTATTTGGAAATGGAAAGGCGGAGCGCTATGTAAGCATAAATGGTTCAGAATCATACTAGTACAAGAAGGAAAAAGACCAAAAAATTCAGACAAAATAATAACATCAACACAAGCAAAAAGCAGGGGTGTAAAATTACCGAGAAATGCAAAAGAAGTTTCAGTTGCTCCTCACGATATGCCTAATCACGGTTTTGTAAACCCTGAACTAATTGCTAAATATAAAAATGTAAGATAATGGCATACGTATTATTTATATCAGAAGCAAAACTAAAGGACTCTACAGCAATTAATTTGAATGTTGATGTTGAGCTATTACTTCCTTATGTAAGACAAGCACAGAAGCTGTATGTTGAAACTAAGCTAGGAACTGTTCTTACGCAAAAACTTAAAGACTTAATTACAGCAGGAACAATAGGGAATGTAGGTAATGAAGCTTACAAGACTTTAGTAGATGACTATATTGGGGATATGCTTCCAAATTGGGCGTTCTATCACGCTATCCCTTTTTTAAGATTTAAGATTGAGAACGGCAATATATATTCTAAGACATCAGAAACAGGAAACGCTTTAAGCACAGAAGAAGCTCAACACCTTAGAGAAGAAGTCAGGAATACGGCTGAGTATTACACAGAAAGATTAATTGATTATGTTTGTAATAATACTACTAGCTTTCCTGAATATAGTCAATCGAGTGGAAGTGATGTCAAAGCAGACCAAAATGCCTATTACAATGGTATGAACCTTGAAAGACCAACTCCACAAGGAACTAAACTTACGTTAAGAAACTTTTTAAACGCTTCTGACTTATAATGAAGAAACACTATAAACCTAAAACTAAAAACGTTACTAAGTTAAAGACTTACTTAGATAAAAAAACAAAACAAAATGACAGAAGTAAAAGATACTCTACAAGTAGGGTTAGCTAACAGTTCAGCAATAGCTTTTAGCATAACAGACTGTAACGAAATACTAACGCTAGTTTCTCTTGTCCTAGCAATTAGTTTTACTATATATAAATTCATTCAATTTGAAAAATCTAAATAGATGGCTCGTAAAGTTATTACAAGCGGTTTTAAGAGTGTTAGAAAGAAACGTAAGGGAGTACACTCCAAAAACGCAAGTAGAGGACAGAACGGCTTTAAAAAAGCCTACAGAGGTCAAGGGCGTTAATCTTTTAATCATTAGAGACACTTTTACAAAAGAAAGTACTATTGGTCGGTTGTTTATCAATGGTGAGAGTTTCTGTGACACATTAGAAAACCCTTATATTAATAACGAAAGAAACATAAGCTGTATTCCTGAAGGTCAATACAAAGTAAGACTTAGACTTCCTAGAGAGTCAGCGACTAGGAATTACTTACATTTATTAGTTCAAGATGTTCCTAATAGAAGTTATATCTTATTTCATAGAGGAAACACAGCTAAAGATACAAGCGGCTGTATTCTAGTGGGAAATGGTCGTGAACATAACGCTGTTAATAACTCACGTTTAGCTATGGACTTAGTAATCAAAGAAATACTTAATTTGGGCGGCGAAAACATTAATTTAATAATCAAAAATAAATAGTTATGAAAAAGTTTTTAGAAAAGTACCTTATCGGACAAATGATTAAGAGCAAGAAGTTTTGGTATGCAGTTAGTTCTGTAGTAGTACCTGCTTTAGTTTCTTACTTAGGAGTTGATGAAACAACTGCAAAAGATTTATACTATGCAATTCTTACATTAATAGTTGGACAAGGAATAGCAGACGTTGCTAAAAAGTAATAGATACAGATTAAAGCCACACGAAATAGTGGCACTAGAAAAGATGCGAGAAGCCGAGACTAGAAATGTTCTAGTTATCGGTGACTTGCACGAACCATTCTGTTTAGATGGTTACTTAGACTTCTGTATAGAACAATACTATGCTTATAATTGTACGGAGGTAGTCTTTATAGGCGACGTAATAGACAATCATTACTCTAGCTATCACGAAGCTTCAGCAGACGGAATGGGTGGCTTAGATGAGCTTGAATTGGCTATTAAGAAAATAGGTAGATGGAGAGACGCTTTTCCTATGGCTACAGTTATTATTGGTAATCACGACCGCATAATTATGAGGAAGGCACAAACTTCATCAATACCTTCTAAATGGATTAAGTCTTTCAAAGAAGTCTTAGAAACTCCTGATTGGAACTTTGTAGAACGATATGAAGCAGATGGAGTTCAATATATACACGGTGAAGGAGGTACAGCCAGGACTAAATGTAGAGCTGATATGATGAATACCGTACAAGGACATCTGCATACCCAATGCTATACAGAACACTATGTAGGTAAGAAGTTCAGAGTTTATGGAACTCAAGTCGGTTGCGGTATCAATCACAAGTCATATGCTATGGCGTATGCAAAATATGGTAAACGTCCTGCTGTTGGTTGTGCAGTTGTACTAAATAACGGTCAAACTCCCATCAATTTGTTAATGCCTTTGTAATGAAAGAAAACCAATCAACGAACATATTTTTAATATATATGCTTATAATTTTAGTTATTTTATTGCTGAATTTGTAGCTTTTTAACATCTTTTTCAACCAATTTTAATCTTTTTTTAAATTTATTTTAGTATCATTTACTAGATAGGGGATAACTATTTTTAAACTTTTTAGTTAAAAAGTATGTTAAAAGTTTGGTTGGTAAGTTTTTTACTGTATCTTTGTACCATCAAACAAACAAAAAAAATAAACAAAATGTCAATATTTAACAACCAAACAGAAGAAGCAACTAAGTGTAACGAATTAATTAACGCTGCTTTAAAATTACAAGAAGAAGGAAGAGCAACAGTATCAACTTCAAAAAATGAATTTAATGAGGATGTTATTGGTATCTGTTTAGAAGGCTCTGAAGCTTTCTTTTTCTTCACATTAAGATGGGAGTACAATGCTGTAATGTTTAGCCACAGATTTGACAGAGCAAGTGGTACTACTATACAGGGATTTACAACTGGCTATAATTTTTTAGAAAAATTAGGATTAAAAAACTAAATAATAATCAGGGGGCTTAAAAACCCCCATAAATAATCAAGAAATGAACTACAAAATCGTAAACAGAAACACAGGAGCTACTCACTTCTTAAATGAAGAAGAAAAAGAAACATTATTTAAAATCAACGGAAAGCTTCAATATGATACCTACAATCTAACTAAAGCGAAAGCAAGAAGAACAAATAGAATGTTAGACCTACTTGCTCACTTATGTATACTAGGTCTTTCAATCTTAGCTACTTTACTTTACATTCAAAACTACTGCTAAGATGACAATACTAGACGCAGAATATTTAGAACACTCTACATATGTAGATTATAACAAACCTTTCTATTCAAATCTTTTAGAAAGAGATTTAGACAATACTAAAGTAAAAGCTGATGAATGGTATTTAAAGCCTATGTACCAACAAACAGGAGTTCACACTTACGACAGGGCTTCAGGTCATTTTAATAACGATATAAGCTATAACAACAGGTCAGTAATAGTTGTGGGAACTGAATTACAAATCTATAACAAGTTCTGTCGAATGATAGAGAAACACGGTTGGCAACTTCAGGATAGTTGGGATAGAGAACTTAATCCTGAATATTTAAAACACTATGAAAACAATGGCGAAATTCCAATCATAATCAATTTAGTTTAGTATTTTTAACGAAATTATTAACAGGTAAAAATCCTAGCCAATTAACATAGGTAGAAATATATGAAAACAGAAGCACTAAAAGAAAAGTACATAAAGTACAATCTAACCAAAGATGATGTCTTTAAACATCAGCACTACATTATCTTGACAAGAAGTGGTATTGATAAGATACAAGCTTTAGAAAACATCAACATAGATTATGATGTTATTAAATGTGAAAAAGATTTTTGCGTAGTAAAAGCAAATGCAAGAAAAGAAGGTAAGGCAATTCAAACTTTTGGTTCAGCTTTGAAAGGAACAGGTTTTAAAGACGGAAACACTAACACTTGGTACACTATGGAAATGGCAGAGAAACGAGCAATGTCAAGAGCTGTACTAAAGCTAACAGGGTTCTATGAACTTGGAGTATTTGGAGAAGATGAAGCAGAAGATTTTAAAAAGAGTAATAACTAAATAAATAAATAAAAATGGAAGTAACAGGAAAACTAGTAAAGAAACTTGAATTAGAAACAGGAGTATCTAAAGCAGGTAAAGAATGGAAGAAGCAATCAATAGTAATTGACACAGGAAATGAGTTTAACAATGAAGTCTGTGTTAGTGCATTTGGTGATAAAGTAGGTCAAATGAACAAGCTTGAAATAGGAATGGAGGTGTCAGTTCTTTGTAATGTTTATTCAAGAGAATATAACGGAAGATATTTTCACAATATAGATGGCTACTTTTTCACTAATCAGAGTAATAAATCTAAATCTAATAATGGTTTAGATAAACATTTCGAAGGAACTACTCCTGACGATTTACCTTTCTAAGATGAATACAGAAGATAACTTTAAAAACCTTTGCGACCTTACTACAAATTTAGTAGGGTTGCCTAAAGGCTCTCTAGCTTTAAAAACTAGAAAGATAGAATATCAAGTACCAAGAATGATTGCAGCTATGATTTCAAGAATTGAAGATGGCACACATAGAGAAGTAATTGCTAAAGTATTGGATAGAGATAGAACAAGTATAAACCATTATGAAGTAAGGCACGCATTTAATTATGCTTCTTTTGCTAAATACAGAGATACATTTAATTTAATTTACAATGCTTATTCAGAAATTAAAGATGCAAAATATACTTTTAAAGATTTGCACGATTTAAAACAATATTTAAGAGACAATAATATATTTGATAGTGATAAACATCAAACTACTATTCGTATTAGTTGCGGTAAGTTTGGAGCTAACATAAAGGTTTCTTACAGAGAGTTCTATAATAAATTTGAATTATGTAAGTTAGCACTTCAAAATTATAAATACGAAATAGAAGTTATATGAAAGAAAAACCAAGTTACTACGCTATTATCCCTGCCGAAGTTAGATATGCAAAGGAACTAACTCCAAATGCAAAATTACTTTATGCAGAAATTACAGCATTATCACAGAAAGAAAATTTTTGTTGGGCTAGCAATAAATATTTCGCTAAACTTTATGATGTTTCTCCTATAACAATAAGCAGGTGGATAAGTATTTTAGTAGACAAAGGATTTATTATTAGGAAAATTATCTATAAAAAGGGAACAAAAGAAATTGATAAGAGGTATTTACAATTAAATCAATGGGGTATTAACAATAATGAAAATAGTTCTATTAATCAAATTGTTAAAGATAATAATACAAGTAATAATAATACAAGTAATAATAAACTCTTTAAAATACCAAGCGTTAATGATGTTGAGCTTTATTGTATTGAAAGGGATAATAAAATAGATGCTATTTCTTTTGTTAATTTTTATGAAAGTAAAGGTTGGATGGTAGGTAAAAACAAAATGAAAGATTGGAGGGCCTGCGTAAGAACTTGGGAAATGAGAGCTAAAAATAAAAAAACATACGCTCCAAAAACAATGAGTAAGTTAGACGCACAAATTAATGAATGGCAAAAAGCAAAAGAATTATTATGAAATTATTAAAACAAGAAAACTTAAAAGAACTAACTGAAAAAGTCTTAGACTTAGTTGCAAAGACAGCAGTTGAAATAGGACACAGATCAGACGCTCAGACCTTAGCAAGTCTATCTAAAATATTCGCAGAGGACTTGATACAAGAGAAGCGTTTTGGTAATATGACCTTTAACCAAGTTCAGGACGCTTTTAGACAAGGTGTAAGATTTGGAAAGGACGAACCTTTTTTAAATATTAGAACATTCTATAAGTGGGTGTATGCTCAAAAGAAGTTAGTAGATAATGCCTACTATGAAGTTCATACATTAGGAAAGCCAAAAGAAAAGACTCTATGGTATCAAGAACCTTTAAAACTATTAAGATGAAGATATTAACAATCGTATGGGGAATAATAATTGTACTTTGTATTTTAGAAGCAATTTTCTGTACTAAATTTGACGAATATGAACGCTAAAGAAATAGTAAAGATGTTATTAGTTAAGTACCCTACTTTAAAAGACAGTGATAGTAGACTAATTGCTAACTTTTGGAATGAAGAACTTAAAGAAAAAGGTTTTGATATTAAAGAAATGAAAACAGCTGAATTTTTAAATATGTATTCAAAAGCTAAATTGACTAATGCAGAAACAATTAGAAGAAATAGAGCAAAGCTACAACAAGAACACCCTGAGCTTAGAGGTGAGATATATAAATTAAGACAGGGTAAAGAACAAGATAAGTGGCGAGAAGAACTAGGATATCATATTAAAGGAATAAATAAACTATGAAAACAGTAAACAGTTTAAGTGGTGGTAAAACCTCAAGCTACATAGCAGCTAACTATCCTGCTGATTACAATGTGTTTGCTTTAGTTAGGACAAATGACAAGACTTGTCTTTACCCTGATAAAAAACTTAGACAGATAGTGTCAGATAAAATAGGGGTTGAGTTTATAGGAACTTTAGAGCAAGATAACATAATAAAAGTTATGCTTGACCTAGAACAATTTATAGGTAAAGAAATAACTTGGCTAAGTCCTAAAACTTTTGATGAAATAATAAATGGAGAATGGAATAAAGGAAAGAACGGAAAACATTATTTACCTAATTTAATGACTAGATACTGTACTACTGAAATGAAAATGAAACCGATATTTGAATGGTGGCAAAAAGAGATAAATGAAGTAGTAGAAATGCGTATAGGTTTCAGAGCTTCAGAAATGAACAGAGCAAAAAGAGTTATAGATAAACTTAACGCTGATGGAGTTGATGAGATGAAAGCTGTAATAGGTAAAAGTAAAACAGGAAACAGAAACAGATGGGGAATGGTAGAATGGAGAATACCTACATTTCCTTTAATACCCGCTAACATAAACAATGATACAATTTTTAACTATTGGCAAAAGAATAAAGAGGTATCGTTTGCTGATGGTTATTATAATAATTGCGTAGGATGTTTTCACAGAAACCCTGTTTTTTTAAATAAGATGAGCCAAGAACATAAAAACAAAATGGAATGGTTTGCAAATATAGAAGCTGAAAACTCACCTAATACATTTAGAAAAGATTGCACTTATAAAGAGATACTTGAATACAAACCACAGATAGAATTATCTTTTGAAGATTTTGATGAATGTGATAGCGGATATTGTGGACTATGAAAAAGACAGTCAGTAAATTAAAAAAGGAACTTGACAAGTGGTTTAGTCTTTTTATCAGGTTGCGTTCAGCAAACGAATTTGGTTATTGTCAGTGCTTCACTTGTGGAGTAGTCAGGCACTACAAAGATGGTATGCAGAACGGACACTTTCAAAGTAGGAAACATTTGTCTACAAGATTTGATGAGGAGAATTGTCAAGTACAATGTGTTAAGTGTAATGTTTATGCTTGGGGTGAACAGTACAAGTTCAGTCTAGCGTTAGATGGAAAGTATGGAGAAGGCAAAGCTGAGGAATTACAATACTTAGCTAGAACAACTTTAAAAATTTCTAGGATAGAATATGAAGAAAAGATAAGTTATTACAAATCACTTGTTGATAAGTTAAAAAAAGAAAAAGGAATTGAATAAACTTTTTTTTATCTTTGGCGTATGATAACACCGATTTATGCAAGTGAGGAACACAAGCAAATAATTGAAACTTACATATTAATGTGCACTGAGTTTTCAAAAGAAGTAAGTACAAAAGCAAAATACAACAATTACTTAGACGTGCTAGATACTATACTTGAATACCATAACAATTACGGCACAGGAGTTAAAGAAAACAATTGGTATGATTGGCTAATGATTATTCCAATAAACTTATCAGTAGCGACTAACGGGTTCTTTGCAGGTCTTGAAACAAGAAGTAACTCACCTACACTTAGAGCTTATAAAACTGTACTTGACGAGATGGTTCACGATGTAACAGATAAAATTGACGCTTTAGAACAAATAAATGACTGAGATTTATTCAGAAATATCAAAGCTAAGTTCTTTCTTTAGGAAGATGTGTTATGGTATAACGCAAGATGAAGAAGCAATTAATGACGCTGTTCAGGAACTTATGATATACTTCCTTCAGATGAACCCTAAAACTTTACAGGAAATATACGAAAAAGATGGACTAAAAGGAATTAAAGGTTATGGTGCAGTAGTGTTAAGAAGAAGCTTAACAAGTGTAAGAAGTCCTTTTTATTATAAGTATAAGAAGTACTACACTAATTTAGTAGGAGTTTACACACCAAGCTACACTCAGAACGCTTTTCATAATAGTATTTACAATTTACCTGAAGAAAAAGAAGACAACTATAAATGGGAGAAGCTAGAAGAAATTGATAAGGTATTAGATAAACAAACTTGGTACGATAAAAAGATATTTGAGTTATATTACTCAGGTGAAACTTTAGACAGTCTAGCAAAGAAAACAGGAATAAGCAGGAACAGTCTTTTTACTACAATAGATAAAGTAAGAGAAATACTTAAAAAGGAATTAAATGATTAACCTAGTAGTTATATGGCCATCATAATATGAATAAGTTCTTTGTACCTAACGAAGTCTATGAAGATAGAATAGCTATTTGTAAGAGTTGTATTTATTATTTTAAACCAACAGGAACTTGTAAAGACTGTGGCTGTTTTATGAAGATAAAAGCAAGAATTGATACAATGGGATGTAGTAAAAAGAAATGGAAAAAAAAAAATAAGAAAGA